GCAGAAACAGTAACAGAAGAAGAGAAATACACCAAATTTATAGAAGGTTTTTTAATAGATTAATAAATACTATTATAACAAGACAACGGTTATTGTCGAAAGACAAAAAAAGGTTGACAACATGGCACAAAGAAAGTAAACTTAGGCACATACAGTAATCACAGATTACAAACATGGCACATACATAGGAGATATTATTATGGCATCTTTGGCAGAAATAAGGGCTAAATTGGCAAGCATGGAGAACAACAAGAGTTCTAGCCAATCATCAACAGGCGGAGACAACGCCATTTTCCCACATTGGAACATCGACGAAGGTACAAGTTGTACACTTAGATTCCTTCCTGATGAAGATCCTAACAACACGTTTTTCTGGGTAGAAAGACAAATGATTAGGTTATCATTTCCAGGTGTGAAAGGCGGTGACGCAAAACCTGTAACAGTACAAGTACCCTGTGCAGAAATGTACGGCGAAACTTGTCCAGTATTAACTGAGGTTCGTCCTTGGTTTAAAGACGCAAGTCTAGAAGACATGGGTCGTAAGTACTGGAAAAAAAGAAGTTACATTTTCCAAGGATTTGTAACTGAAAATCCGTTAAATGAAGAAACACCTGAAAATCCAATCAGACGTTTTGTCATTTCCCCACAAATCTTTAACATTATCAAATCAGCATTAATGGACCCAGATATGGAAAACATTCCTACTGATTATGTAAATGGTACAGACTTTAGGGTAACTAAAACAACCAAAGGACAGTATGCAGATTACTCTACTTCAAAATGGGCTCGTAAAGAACGTGGCTTAAATGAAGAAGAATTAGCGGCTATTGATTCTAATGGTTTGTATAACTTAAATGACTTTTTACCTAAAAAGCCTGGCGCAGAAGAACTTCAAGCAATCGCTGAAATGTTCCAAGCATCGGTTGATGGTGAATTATACGATGTTGAGAGATGGGGTAACTTCTACAAGCCTTATGGCGTAGATGTTCCTAAAACTCAATCAACTACACCAGCGGCTCAACCTGCTCCAACAGTAACAACTGAACCTGTTGCAGAAGTAAAAGAGCCTGCACCAGCACCTGCTGAGCCTGAAGCAAAAGCAGAAGAAAGTGCTCCTGTAGAACAACAAGCAAGTGGTGAAAAACCTAGTGCAGATGATATTTTAAACATGATCCGTAACAGGTCATAAGGAGATACATCATGCAGAAACCATTTGACTTAACAAAGTTCAGAACTGGTATCAGTAAATCTATTACTGGCATCAGTGCTGGATTCCATGATCCGCAGGACTGGATATCAACTGGTAATCACACACTAAATTATCTTATCAGTGGAGACTTTAACAAAGGTATTCCACTTGGTAAGGTTAGTGTATTTGCCGGTGAATCTGGCTCAGGTAAAAGTTTTATCTGTGCTGGAAACTTAGTAAGAAACGCACAAGAACAAGGCTGTCAAGTTATTATATTCGACTCTGAAAATGCTCTTGATGAAGAATGGCTACACGCATTAAATGTTAGCACCGACCCCGATAAATTATTAAAATTTGGTGTGTCTATGATTGATGATGTAGCAAAAACATTAAGCACATTTATAAGCGATTATAAAGATAACTATGGTGACCTACCTTATGAAGAACAACCTAAAGTGCTATTTGTAATAGATAGTTTGGGTATGTTACTTTCGCCTACTGACGTTGACCAATTTAATAAAGGTGACTTAAAAGGTGATTTAGGTAGAAAACCTAAGGCTCTAACTGCTTTAGTTAGAAACACAGTTAATCAACTTGCACCACATCCTATCGGACTTGTTGCAACCAATCATACTTACGCATCGCAAGACATGTTTGATCCTGATGATAAAATATCAGGCGGACAAGGTTTTATATATGCTAGTAGTATTGTTGTCGCACTTAGAAAACTTAAACTTAAGGAAGATGAGGCAGGCAACAAAGTGTCTACAGTACAAGGCATTAGGGCGGCATGTAAAGTTATGAAGACTAGATACAGTAAACCTTTTGAAAGTGTTCAAGTAAAAATCCCATACGAAACAGGTATGGACCCATATAGTGGGCTCCTAGAAATGTTTGAATCCAAAGGCATTGTAGAAAAAGTCGGAAATAAACTTTCATATGTTTCGCCAGTTACTGGTGAAGAAATCAAAGAGTTCAGAAAAGGCTGGACCGGAGATAAACTTCAGGTAATTATCAATGAATTTGGACAAAATCCAAATGCTGATGTAAATGCTGATTTTGAAAACGCATCTGACATCGACGCAATCGATGATATTATGGAGGAGGCTGAGTAATGAATCCTGACTTACAATTACTAATAAGTACTTGGGACACTCTCAAAAACTATATCGCCAAGAAAGACAGAGTAGAAGCCGCGGAACATTTAGTCCGTGTCTTTGACGAAGAATGTGATATGGCCGGAGTGGAAGATGAAGCACATACTTTTGATTCTGCCTTAAAAGCCGCAGTGATTGGTCACTATGGTTTTGGCGAGGAAGATGAAGAAGAAGATGATTGGGATTACTAATGGCAGGTTGGTATAATTCAGTTGTAGAAGATTTAAGTAAGATAGTTCAATCTATTGAGCATTATGAAAATGAACTACAACAAGCCAAATACGAATGCAGTATAAAGGGTAGCCTGGAGAAATCCAGTGCCGCCCTACCTGGCATTACAGAACATCGTTTTAACCAACTTCAAGAAATTGAAGCCATTTTAAATTATTTGAATATCGAACTACGTAGATTGCGTAGTACCTTTTTTAAAAAGTATCTTGAAAATTATCAAAGAGCTTTGTCTAGCAGAGATGTAGAAAAGTATGTTGACGGCGA